ACTCGAGCTAAAGATACTGCTCGCAAACCTTGGCGTCCCCCATCTATGTTGGAGACACCACCAGCACCTGAAGGTTATTCCTACAGGTGGATAAGAGCCGAAATTGTCGGTCAGGAAGATAAAAAGAACGTAATGTCTAGGCTACGTGAGGGTTTTGAACTCGTACATGCCGATGAACTTGGGGACTTTGAACTTCCAACGATGGACGATGGAAAGCACGCTGGTGTGGTATCCGTGGGTGGTTTGCTTTTGGCTAAGATTCCAAATGAAACACGTGATGAAAGAAACGCCTATTATCATGACCGTGCTCAACAGCAACAAGAAGCTATTGATAATGATTTAATGAAGGAATCTGATCCAAGTTCTCCGATGTTAAAACCTCAGAGATCTACAAGCGTAACTTTTGGAGGCGGTAAAAGAAGTTAATTCTAATACTGTCAAAAACTAACTTTATTTAAAAGGTAATATTATGTCTAATCAAAATGCACCTTTCGGATTAAAACCATCTAGCAAGTTAGGCTCGAATTACAACAACGAAGGAGTAACCGAGTACAAAATTGCAAGTGGAGCATCCGGAAACATTTTTTCAGGCGACCTAGTGAAGATGGCTAACACAGGTACTATTTTAGTAGCTGCTGCTGGCGATCAAGCTTTGGGAGTCTTTAGAGGATGTCAATATACAGATTCAAGTGGCGATGTGATTTATTCACCATACTGGCCTAATGGAACTGTGACATCTGACGCGGTGGCATTCGTAGTTGACGACCCAAATGCCTTGTTTGAAGTTCAATCAGCTGCTACTGGTTCAGTAGTACAAACAGTTGTTGGTAATAACGCTGACATTGTTTACACATCTGGTTCAACAATAACAGGTATCTCAGCTGTTGAAATTAGTGGCACTACTGCTGCTACTTCAGCTCAGCTAAGAATTGTGGGTGTTTCTACTGATCCTGAGAACAGCACTTTAGGTACTGGCTCAGCTTCAACAAACGTCAACTTGATTGTTAAAATTAACGAGCATTTCTATGCACAAACAACAGGGGTATAACAGATGGCTATTAATAGATCCCAATTAGCGAAAGAATTAGAGCCTGGTCTAAATGCCCTATTCGGCATGGAATACGCTAGGTATGATTCAGAACACGAAGAAATCTACGAAACAGAATCTTCAGATAGAGCATTTGAAGAAGAAGTAATGATCGTTGGTTTTGGTAACGCTTCAGTTAAAGCTGAAGGAGCTGGAGTATCGTTTGATAACGCTACTGAAGGCTACACATCACGTTACAGCCACGAAACAGTTGCTTTAGCTTTTGCGCTAACAGAAGAAGCTGTTGAAGATAATCTATATGATAGACTTGGTTCAAGGTATACAAAAGCCTTGGCTAGATCTATGGCAAATACTAAGCAAATCAAAGCAGCGGCTGTTTTAAACAACGCTTTTGATTCCAACGTAACAGGTGGCGACGGTCAACCTCTTGTTTCTAACGCTCACCCTCTAGGTGGCGGTGGAACTGCAAGTAACAGACCTTCAACATACTCAGACCTTAACGAGACTTCTTTAGAAGATGCGTTAATTTCTGTCTCAACTTTAACTGATGACAGACAATTAGCTATTGCTCTACAAGGTACTAAGTTGATTGTTCCACCTCAATTGCAATTTGTTGCTGACAGATTACTACAAACTCCTGGTAGAGTTGGTACATCTGACAATGACATCAATGCGATTAAAAATATGGGAATGGTTCCTGAAGGATACGTGGTTAACCACTATCTAACAGATACTGATGCTTGGTTCTTGAAAACAGATTGTCCTGATGGATTCAAGCATTTCCAAAGAAGCCCAATGCAAACTGCACTCGAAGGAGACTTCGATACCGGTAATATGAGATATAAAGCAAGAGAAAGATATTCTTTTGGTTACTCAAACTGGAGAGCAGTATTCGCATCTCAAGGTGCTTAATACGGAAATTTTCCTTAAAGGGAGCTTCGGCTCCCTTTTTTTTGTCTAAAATTTAATTTTACAAAAAGCTACCTATATTTAGTTTCTTGTTGTAGAATTTAAGAAGCTAATAAATAAAGTATTATGAAAATATATACTGTTTTGCATTCAAGCAATAGCATGTCAAACTCTCCTTGCGTAGGAAAGTGCAGCACTTCTATGGCTCCTTTTGATGAAATATGCAAAGGATGTGGAAGAAGTGTCAAAGAAATACGAGACTGGGAAACCTATACAGATTTAGATAAAAAACTAATAAATCTAAAAAATGTTATGCGAGGATACAGTATAAGACAAAAAATAGAATCTTATGGAGATGAAATGAGCGAGAAGAAACAAGACATACAAGGAAGAATAACAACCGTAATATCTTTACTAGAAATGATTGGTAAAGATATGTTAGACGAATACGGCAAAGATCCAAAAATAAAAAAATCCTATCAGGCTTTATATAATTCTAGAGAAGCCATATTAGAATCAAAAGAACACTTTAACAAACAGCTATAAAGTAGTATAGTTATCTAAACCGAGATAACTCGTTGCACCAACTGACTCGGCAGACTTACTCCAAGATGGCGCAACATATTTAGTTAGGAGAAAATAATGGCTAAATCAACTTTTTCAGGTCCAGTCAAATCTTTGGCAGGATTTATTTCAGCTGGTAGTAATGCTACTGTAAGCCTTACTGCTGATACAACTTTAACTGTAGATGCACACGCAGGAAAAATATTGTTATGTAATGATGCAGACGGTAAATTTACTTTACCTTCAATTATTACTACAATTCCAAGCGATCCAACAGACCCAAATCAAACCAATAATCTAGGAGCTACATTTACGTTTGTAATTGTAACTGCTGCTACTGATGTTGATATAAAGACAGACGGTACAGATAAGTTTGTTGGTGGTTTGTATACTGGCGTAAATAATGCAACTGGTAAAACTTTTATTTCAGGAGCTACCAATGACGTTATTACCCTAAATGGTACGACTACAGGTGGATTAGCAGGAAGCATTATTACAGTAACTGCAATTGCAAGCGCTAAATATGCTGTAGAAGGTATTACGCTTGGATCAGGAACTTTAGTAACTCCATTTGCTGACGCTTAATAACAGGAGATAATTATGGCAGGTAGAATTGTAGGCTCAGATGTAAAGACAGCAACAACAACCTCAGCTGCTACTGGCGGTGCAGTATTGCAAAACGGTAGATCAAGGTTAAGAGGTTATATTATTGCTGGTGGAACTTCTGACGGTACTGTTACTTTTAGAGACGGTTCTGTTACAGGCTCTACCTTATTAATTGCTCCCTGCAACGCAAACGATACCGAAACTTTAAATATTCCAGATTCTGGTGTTTTGTTTCAAGACGGTATTCACGTTGTATTAAGCAATATAGATAGAGTAACTGTCTTTCATTCGTAAGTTATGGCTCAGGAAGTATCATCAATTTCAAGGGTTGGTACTTCTGAGCCTTTTGAACTACAAGTAGCAAGAGGACAAATTGGTTTTCACGAAAGCGTACACAAGTTTGGCTTTAATTCTGCTATAGGTACCAATTTAGCAACCGTATGGGCTCAAGGTGGTTTATATTCATATTTAAGTTCAGCTTCAGTTCTTTATATATCTAGCTCTTCTACTGATGATACAGTAGCAGGTACTGGTGCAAGAACTGTAACCGTTAGTGGGCTAGACAATAATTTTGATGAAAAAGTAGAAACCGTAAGTTTAAATGGTCAAACAGGTGTTGAATTAAATGGCAGCACTTGGTTTAGAGTTAATAGAATTGTAGTAAATACTGCTGGTAGTGGCGGTGCTAACGCTGGTGTTTTATATGTAGGAACAGAAGCAACACCTTCAGGTGGAGTGCCTACCAACAAATACGCTACAGTAGGTATAGGCGATAATCAAACCTTAATGATGACCTATACTATACCTAGAGGATATACTGGCTATGTTACTCAAAAAGATGTATCAGCATCTTCTTCAGCAGGCAAGTTTGCAATTTTAAGTTTAGTAGCTAGACCCTATGG